GCACAGAATACAATTGATAGTGAAGTAGTACAAGACGCTAAAGTGGTTGCAGAAATAGAGCGTATTATTGCATTAATGTACGCAGAGATAGCAAAAGAACTGTTAGCATTCTACGCTAAATACGCGACGTCTGAGGGCATTTCTATTGCAGAGGCTAAAAAGGTTATCGACGAGTTTGATGTTGTAGCATTTAAAGGAAAAGCTAAAGAGTATGTCGAAACAAAAGACTTTAGCGAGAAAGCTAACAAAGAACTAAAAAAGTACAATACTAAGATGTATGTTTCACGTGAGCGAATGCTTAAACAAACACTCGACTTAACTATTAAGAAACACGGTTATCGAGTAGAAAAAGAAATCGAAAAAGGTTTAGTTAATGCGATTGAACGTGAAACGAAACGACAATCCGGCATTTTAGGTGATGTGAGTATTAAAGACCGTCACATTAAAGCAATCGTTAATAGTAATTTTAAAGGTGCAACATGGTCAAAACGTTTGTGGCGTGATATGGATAAAGTGCGAAAAGAGGTTGAACGTATAACTACTAACGTGGTTGCACGTGGTCGCCACCCTAACGAATACGTTGCTAAGTTTAAAAAGAAGATGGGCGTTAGTACATATGAGGCTAAACGCTTACTCATCACTGAATCGGCACGTGTTCAAACCGAGGCACAAAAGATATCGTATCTCGAAATGTTGGGAGAAGATGGCGAATATACTTACGTTGCTAAGCTAGATAACAAGACCAGTGATACGTGCAGAAGTATGGACGGTAAAACGTTCAAAGTGAAAGACATGACACCAGGTGTAAATGCACCGCCATTGCACGCACATTGCAGAAGTACAACAATGCCTAAGATTACGAATTGGCGTGATAAATTCTTTGCTGAACGCAAAGGTAAATATTCCGGTAAAAAGTGAGGTGATAAACATGAGCATTCAAGAAAGACTTGATAATGTTATCGATGAATACTTACAAACATTCGCACAAGATCCTAACGACATTCTTAACGACAACATGACCGATTTAGAAAAGGTGGAGTTATTAGAAAAAGCAATACAGGAGGGCGACCCTAATGTCGGATTATAATAAGCAAGTTGTTACTGCATTGAATGGTATTTGGGAAGAATTAAGAAAGCTGAATGAAAGTAAGCCAACACCTAAGCCAAATCGACAAGAAGAAAAAGAAAATAAGAAATCGTTTGAACCTAAAAACTTTATTTAGGTTCTTTTTTATGTCCGAACCATGCTCACGACACTAAAAGGCGCAAGTGTATATAGTCCAAACCATGCAATGACTTAAAACTTATCAAGAGTAAATAAATGAGGTGTAATCGAATGGATATCCAAGATAAATTGAAACTCAAATTACAATTCTTTGCCGACGAATCTAATGAAGATGATGAAAATAACGATGAAGCAACTGATGATGAAGGTAAAGTAAAAGACGAAAAGACTTATTCAGAAGAAGAATTTAACCAACGTTTAAATGATGAATTAAAACGTCGTATGAAACAAAAGGAACAAGAAAAGCAAGACGCCATTGAAGAGGCAAAAAAGCTAGCAAAGATGAATAAAGATCAACAAGAACAATATGAGCTTGAAAAAGTGCGTAAAGAAAATGATGAATTACGCAATAAACAAGCACGTTATGAAATGCGTGATATTGCTCGAAAAATGTTGAACGAACGTGACATTAAAGCAAATGATGAAATTTTAGACTTTGTGGTTTCTACCGACGCAGATGAAACACAAGAGAAGATTGAATCATTCTCTAAAATCTTAAACGATATGGTACAAGCCAAAGTTAAAGAATCGTTACGTCAAGGTTCTCCGAAAAATGTTTCATCTAGCGGTATGTCAAAACAAGATATTTTAAACATTAAAGACGATATGCAAAGACAGCAAGCTATTGCTCGAAATCGTCACTTATTTAACTAAAATGGAGGTTATTAATCATGGCAGAAAACAATTTAATTGACGTTCAAGCGTTAGGCGAGGCTAAGTCAATCGACTTCGCTAACAAAATGGGCGAAAACTTAAACAAATTATTCGAGGCTTTAAACATTACAAATAAAATTCCTATGAACGTAGGTACTGCATTAAAACAATATCGTTTTAAAGTAGATCCAACAGGTAATAACGACGGAATCGTAGCAGAAGGCGACGAAATTCCATTAACTAAAGTTGAACGTGAACAAGTCGACATCACTGAATTGAAATTCAAGAAATTCAGAAAGTCTACATCAGCTGAGGCAGTACAAGCACATGGTTATGATTTAGCGGTTAACCAAACTGACAACGAGTTGTTACGTTATGTGCAAAAACGTTTCAGAACAGACTTCTTTGACATGTTAAGCGCAGCTTTAAACAATAAACAACGTACGAACAAAGATAAATTGGAAGGTAAGAACTTACAAGGCGCATTAGCAAAAGGACGTGCTAACTTATCTGTATTATTAGACACAGAAGTAACACCAATCGCTTTGGTTAACCCTAACGATGTTGCAGGTCACATTGCTGATGGATTAATCAACTCAAACGGTTCTTTCTTCGGTTTAAACTTATTAACTACTTACGTTGGCGTACGTGTAATCGAATTTTCTGACGTACCAGAGGGCGAAGTTTGGTTAACGGTTGCCGAAAACTTAAACGTTGCTTATGCGAACCCAAGAGGCGAATTATCTCGTGCGTTCCCATTCGCAACAGATCAAACAGGTTTCGTTGGTGTGTTACATGACATCATCTCTAACCGTTTAACTACTGAGACAATCATGGCGCATGCAATTTCTATGTTCCCAGAAAACATTGACGCAGTAGTTAAAGTTGACATCAAACCAGAAAAGGCACAAGCTGCGACACCGGCTCAATAAATTAAAGAAGGTGCTAGCGCATGGATTATTTAAAGAAAGTTAAAACTCGAATTGGATTAACTGATGATTTACAAGATGAGCAGTTAAAAACGATAATTGAAAATGTTGAGGCTGAACTATTATCACGCATACCAAAGCAACCAGATGACGCTATACCGTCTGAACTAGAATTCATTGTGATTGAAGTATCTAGCAAACGTTATAATCGAATCGGTGCAGAGGGTATGACATCAGAAAGTGTAGATGGTCGCTCAAACAGTTTCGAGGCAAACGATTTTGACGCTTATGATAAAATCATCGACGCCCTTTTTCCAGTTGATACACTTGAGCGCAAAGGTGGTATCAGATTCTATTGAGATACAACAAACGTGTTCAATTTGTCGTTGAAACTAAAGGGGCGTACAATCCGAAAACGAGTAAAACCGAAAAAGTTGAACGGGTATATGACCCGATACCATGTAACATTAGTCCATTGTCTGCAGAGAAAACTGTTGTTGAGTTTGGCGACATCAAGAAAGATATCAATATCATTCGTTTAAACGGTCATTTTGAGGCGAAAGTAACTCATGCCTATATTAATGGCGTTAAGTATTTAATCGTTAAGAAAATCAACTATGAGCACGATACAGTGTTTTATGTTGAGGAGGTTAACTAATGCGCATTGATGGTATAGATGAGTTACTAGGCGCATTGCATACGGCACACGATGACATTGACGATGACGCTGATGAGATTTTACATGAAAATGCAAATGACTTTGTAGATGACACTGTTTTAAGTGCAAGAAAAAACTTTGTTAAAGGTTACTGGACTGGTAATCTAGCACGACAAATTGAAAGCGCGAAAAACGGTCATTTAGATTACGAGATTACTTCTCAAGCAGGTTATAGTGGTTTTGTTGAATATGGTACGAGATATATGGAACCAGAAACGTTTATGAAACCAGTATATGAGAAATTTATAACTCAAATAAACGAAGATTTTGAACGCCTTCTAAACGGTTAGGAGGTGTTTTTTTATGCAATCAGCTAAGCTACAGTTATTTAACTATTTATATGAACGATTTCAGTCATTGGAAGTACCGGTAATTGAAACAAAAGAATTGAACCAAGAATTAACATATCCATTCATCGCGATTCAAACAGTTAATGACCATATCTCACGCTTAACTTTCGATAGTTTCAGTGGTTACCCCAGTGCCACCGTGCACATATGGTCATTAAGTGATAATAAAGGCGCGAATGATGAGTTATATATGCAGGTTCAAAATATATTATTGAATGATATTTCAT